AAGCGTTCCTGCCTTTCCTGCGGTGTTTCCTGTGCTGTACCCTGTGTTGCTGTCTGCGGTGTCATCTGCTCCTCTGTGGTGGCGTTACCGGTATCAACCGCCGTTTCAGTGGATTCTGCTGTCATTGTGGTTTCTTCCGCTGTCGTGGCGGTGTTCATTAATTCTTCCGACATAATCAAACCTCCTCAGTTTTAAGCCGTGGTGGGCTTTTAATTTTGGGCATGAAAAAACCGCCCTTTTGGACGGTTGGTTTATTATGAAAAAGCGGCTTAATAGCCGCCATTTCAACGTGTTATGAGGTTAATTCCTTCCACTTCAAATAGTGGGCTTCTGTTACGACTTCCGTATTGCAATGTCCGCATATCAGCGTTGTATCGCAATAGATTTTGAAGCCTTGTTCTCTCGCTCGTATGCAAAACGCTAAATCTTCTCCGATTTTCGGTTCAGGGAAGAACCAGGGTTGCAGTACATTTTCAAAGACTTTCCGCTTTATGAGCGTACAAGCCATACCAACACCCTGAATCTCAACCAAACCCTTGGGGTAATCGAAATAGAACTCGGTTCCGTCACGATCGCATTTTTTGAATATGCACGGTTCATAGGGTGGGAAACGCTTAAAAGCAAGCCCTGAAACAATATCTTTGTCGTGTTCAAGCAATCTAACAAGTAAATCCATCGGGACCACCATGTCAGAGTCGATGAACAATAAAGCGTCATAATCGCCTTGCAACATTGTTTTTACTGCATTTTCCCTCGCCGTGTAGATAAGGCTCATTCCAATAGGGAGCATATCAATCTCTATACCTTTTGAACGTGCATAACACGCCATAGCAGGTAAAGAATACGCCGCTTGCGGTGGTATGTAGCCTGTATATGGAATGCACATTAGAACCTTCATGTCAAACCTTCTTCCTGTCTGTCTTGTACTTGGTTGCGTTAGTCAGGTCGTAACCGCCAAACTCTGAGCATTTAGGGTTAATGCAAACAAGTTTCAATTCCCTATAAACGTCTGTACTGCCAACATCGCTGACGAATTTACTGCCAGCTATTTTCAAGTCACTCCCGCAAACATCGCATTTCATTCTAAATCACCTCCTGAACATTATCCGCATACGGTCTTGCCTGATTCTGCGGTAATGGTGTCTGTGCGACTATCTGCCTTACCTGTTGCTCAAATGCGGCAGGGTCGTTCCTTGCCAACATTCTCAGGTTGTTTACGGTATCCTTTGGCAGATACGGCATAAGAGCGTTCAGCTTTTCGCCCATAAGCTGTTGCATCAACTGTTGTTCCTGCGCCCTCTGCTGTGCCTCTGCTCCCTCCCTGGCTTCGATTAATGCCTCTTTATCGGGTATCACGCCGTCAGGCAGGCGTTTCAGGTACTCGACAAAGTTAATCAATTGCATTTGCAGCAGTTTATCAAGGCTTTGGATAGCTGCGGCTTCGTTCCAAATATTCGCCGGTCCGACTTCGATTTTCAGCTTAAATTTGATGTTTTTCAAAACCGATGTATCAATCGGTACGAACTGCTGCTCCTTGCCGTTGTTTATCTGCATAATCCTTGTCGGGTAATCGGTGTACTTTGACATGAAGAAGTCAAGCCAGATCAAGCCAACATCCTCAACGTACTGATAGAACCTTCTCTTGATAGCGGCAAGCGGGACAACGGCGTTTTTGCTGTTTACGATAATTGCCGATGTGTTGATCGGGTTAGCTTCTCCAAGTGCTGATTCGTTTGCTCCCGCCATGTCCTTAGTGGTCTGGATGAACCACTCCATAAAGTTCATAACAACGGTTGGTATTTGCGCTGGCTGCATATAAACTGCCGCACTGCCAACGCCGCCATCATTCGGACCGTTTACGGGAATTGCCGTTGTAATATCATTTGTCCATTGGTTTATGCGGGATTTGTCATACAAAACTTTGGGATAACCGTGTATTTTTATCCAAAGTGCCAGAATGGCGGCCTGTTGGTTTATCATTATCTGATTCGGGATAAGAGAAGTTGCCTCGGCTTCGCCATAAACTGAACCTTCGCGCTCATACCAGTTCATAATGGCTACAGGATAACGGTGCAAACCAGTATCCCATTTCGGACGAACAACCACGCTTTGAGTACATTTCTCGGCAAAGATTTTCCACTCCTGCCCCTTATTGACTTTGATGGTCTGAATAACGGTTTCGCCAGTTACAGGATCAATAACTTCCTGCTGTTCTTCCTCGATAACGTCAACAAGTTCCTTCCACATATGAAGAAGGACGGTGCATTTTCCACTGTCCTCAATTTCGGACTTTGCCATGTCGCCGGTTTCGTTCTTCGTTTCATCGTCAGCCGCAATCAATTCAAGCTGTTCCTTCGTTGCTCCGTTCTTCTTGGCTTCACGGCGAACGTCCTCCACCTGCTGACGGAAGGACAGTATTATGTACGGCTGAACAGGCTCATAAGCGTTATTGATCTCCGGCATGTTCGGGTCTCCGGGGAAGAAATTGCTTGCGTTTATCAGTTCACCACAAATATCGCCCTGTTGACCGTCGCCAGCGTCTATTTTGTCATACCAATACCAGTACGACACCATAGCCCCGCTTAAAGCCGCCTTATTCAAACCTTTTTCGTTCATGGAATCCATTTTCAGCTTTTCCCACAGGGTTGTTGTGTGTTCTGTGAACAATCTGGCAATTTCTCGGTACATCTGGCTTTGCGGATTGTTGTCGGTATCGCTTATCCAGTCTGCCGTGAACTTCATTTTGAGAAGGTCGGACATGACTTGGGAGCATTTCCAGTCAACAATTCGCTTTGTGACATTGAGGATCGGCGTTGGGTGCTTGTTGGTCTTTATCCCACGCCAATGGTCGCCGGAGTAAAACCGCTCATTCTTGTCTGTCTTGGACAGTAATGATATTTTGCTTTGGTATTCAAGACCTTTCTGATACCTTTGCCATGCTTTGGTCTGTTCTATATCCATATGTTTCACCTCATTTCTGAGCAATAAAAAAAGAGCCAATCAACCTGTTAAGTGCGTATCTCTTGCATTCAGACACTCCTTTCAGGTGTTCACTCGACCGCATCCGGGTCATACTCCATAATGGCTTTTACGCCTTCTTGAAACTCTCGTTCTTTCTTCTCAAGTTCCTTGTTTTCCTTTATCTCTTGGATGGCTTTAATCGGGCTTTTAAGGGGTTCTATTTCCTTGCCCTTAGAAACATTCATTCCTAACCTCAAGCCCTCTCTAAAGCCAAAATAAAGGCATAAAAAAAGCACTATTGCTATGATAGTGCTGAGTATGGCTATTTCCATTTCCTTATCCTCCAAATCCTAAATAATCTTCTGTCACTTCACCGCCGAAGTAGTTTTCATCATCATTCTGCGGTTTCTCAAAGTTGAAGTTATAATGCGGTTCGGGTTCCGGCAAGTTTGCGGCCATAAAATAAAGCCAGTTCAATGCCTGGCTTCCTGCGTCAACTTCATCGTCACGCTGCACCTTCTTTTCCGGTCTGAAAGCAGCGTACTGTTCGATTATATCAGCCGCCCATTCGCATTTGACGAATACACCCGGCGATACCTCTATTTTGTCAGGTATGTATATGTTCCCCGCCTCCCACAAAGGCATTACTGCATTGAGCCTTTCTGCCTTGCTTTTGGTTGCCTTTATAGGAATAAGCCCACTCACTTTATCTCGCATGATACGAATAACCGCAGGGCCGTTGGCTTTATCCTCAATCAGCTTAGCGATAGCGTCCGGGTGTTTCTTATCCCAGTCAAGGATTCCGTCCATTGTCTTTACAATGTCCATTCTGCCGCCTTTGTGGTCGATCAGGAAGTAATTAGCCCCTGATTTCGCCCAAACATGGCCGGCAACAGGATCAGTTCCGTCCGTATCCTTGAAAGAACAGTCCCACGATTGCACCTTTAAAGGCCAATATCCAGGTCGCTGCATTTCAAGTGTAAGAGTAAACCGTTTCCACCATTCACGCTTAATCATGTTCCCCTCTTTAGATGTCGGCCTTTGTTGATAAAGGGCGTTCCATGCCCTCAAGCCGCCCTCCATAGGGTCTTTTTCATATGATTGCTTTTTGCTTAACAACCAGTCAATGTCTTTCCCGGCTTCGGGCAGTAACGCCTCTCCGGCTTTCCTTCCGATTTTAGACTCATCTTCCTCGGCAATGGCGGGGAAACGGATCTCGAACCATTTGTCTGGTTCGGTTTGGAGCAGATATCCAATCAGATCATCCTCGTTCCAGCGGGTATGTACGATAACAAACTTGCATTTTGCCGAGGAACGGGTGCGGATCGTATTCAGCCATTCATCAATGACAAATTTCTGATACGTTGCGCTGTCTGCGTCCTGCCTGTTTTTGTACGGGTCGTCAACGATGATAAGGTCGCCGGGGTTACCGGTAATAGCACCGCCTATACCTCGGCTTATCATACCGCCGTTGTACTTGTCGATTTCAAATTCTAAAGCTGATGATGAATACTTGGAAAGTTCAATGCCGAACAGTTCTTTACCAAATTCCTCGATCTTCTGCTTGTTGCGGCGACCGAACTTAACCGCCAAATCCTCGCCGTAAGCTATGCTGATAACGTGTTTTGACGGGTTTTTGCCCAAGAAATAGCTTGGCAAAGTTTCGGTCAAGCAAGTTGACTTTCCGTGCTGCGGTGGAATCGAAACAGTCACGCCCTCATATGGCTTGCCCTGTTCGTTCAAAAGCTCATTGTTTAGCAGTTTATCAACACAATCGCATATGTATTCCTGGAATTTTGCCAGTTTGAATGTCTTGTCGTAAGCATGGGTATACCGTACATAATCAGCATACCGTTTTGTTGCCTTTATTTTCAGTATTTCGTTGTCAAGCTTCGTAAGTTCTGCCAATAGCTTTAAACGGCGTTGTTCTTTTTGGCTCTTATTCACGGCAATCACCGCTTTTTTTTTATTTACGCTCTCGCCCCCACCCCTGCGAAACACATGAGCGTTTCCCCGTCTCGGCAGGAGGTAAACCGAGACAACCAAATGATTTATAGTGATGCTATGCAAATATTTTTATCGTCTATGTAGTAATCAGCCGATATTTTCCGGCTGTCTCCACCATACTCAGCTATCCTCTCAGGCAGATTTTCATTAACTGCATCAAATATAAGCCCGTGCTGTTTGCTCCATTCAACGGCCTGTTTCAAATATTCGCCCGTGCGACAAGTCCAGAGTATCAGCTTATGTCCTTCGGCTTGTTTTCGCAGACAGAAATCAATCACATTCTGTTTTGCTTGTCCAATATCCGGATAAGCTATCTCACATAGAGTACCATCAAAGTCCACTGCATAAATCATGTTTCGTCCTCCGCAAAGGGAAGATCGATAAGTTCGGGTTTGTTCTCATGTGTCCATATTGCACCCAATATATTAAATAAAAACGCTCTGTCGTGCGGCTCGTCCGTGTCGCCACGCCTGAATTTCAGGTAATGGCGAACACCACTGTCAATAAAACAATGAACCGGGATTCCTTTTTCCCAGTTGCGGTCCGAATACTTCTTTGCACCGTCCTCGTATTGTTTAGAAGCTTCTAACAATCCAGTGTAAATATCACTAAATGTTTGTGAAGTAAACTCGATTATTGCACTCCACAAAAAATCGGGGTTGCCGTGTCTGATATATAATTCAATATTACTCAACACACTATCCTGCAATATACTCCCTATAATACCTAACGGGAGCAAATCACATCTGCCTTTTCCCTCAGTTATATCCCGGACAGCACCGGTTTCAAACTCTCTCCGTGCGCCAGAATCTTTCAATTCAGCCATGTTGTTCCCTCCTTAAATTACAGCTTCAAAGTATTTTTCTTTTCCGTATAAAGTAATTGGGGTCTTGCCCCTGGATGCAGGCCTGAGCATTTTCCTGAACGCGTACCCTCCATATTCCTGCCACGGTGCGGCTATAACCCAAAGCGTGTCACGTTGCGTAACGTAGTTGTTGTGTGGGTCTATGCACAGTCTTGACGGTCTGCCAGCCAGCTTCTTGTGAACGTGACCCATTATCATAATGTCAATGCCTTCGACGGAATATAGGAAGTCCTCAATTTTGTTGACAGCACCGCCGGATTTAGCACCGCCACCGTTACCGTGAATACAGCAAAGCGTATATGTAGCCTTCTTTCCGTTATTTGTCTTTCTTCCGAATGACACTTTCAAAAATGCTCCGTCCGGGCGGTATAGATCATCAATATCAAGGGCAATAGCTATGTCCTCCAACGGGTGATTGTCAACGTCTTTTGTACTGCGCCACTCATGGTTTCCGGGAACGATGCAGAGGATCCTGTCTTTTACGCACCGCAACTCATGGATAAGCCATTTCTTTTGTTCCTGCGGGTTCATTGTTTCCTCGTATACGTTGGATACGCTCGATTTAA